CCAAATCGCGTTAGACTCAGCGCTTCACGACACTGTCGCCATGACGGCCCAAATCGAGGATTGCTGATGCCGAACCAAGTCACAATCGGACAGTCGCCCGTATACAAACAGGGCGATGCACTGCTCATTCAATACACGTTTCGAGACTCTGCAGGCGCTGTCCTGGATTTGACGACGCTTCCAATAACCGAAATCACATGGATATTGGCGGCGAAGGAGGGCGGGTCTCCACAGTTGACCAAGACGCTCACCGGCAACCCAACAGAGGTCGTGTTAACAAACGGGACGGGTTCGGATGGTCGCGTCGACGTCATACTGACGAACGCGGAAATGGCTACTTTCAAGGGGACCAGGTATCACGAAATCCAGGCCGAGCCTGGACCACTCACAGGCGCATATGGCGACTTCATTATCACGCCGGCATCGGCCCCACCGTAGGAGTAGCGCATGGCCTTTCTTGTTCAAAACGACAACGGCACTATCGCAGACGCAAACGCGTACATCGATGTTGTCTTTGCGGATGCGTACTTCGTCGACCGCGGCGATGAGGACTGGGCTGGTTTCAGCACAACGGAAAAGCAGGCGTTCATCGTTTTGGCAACCGACTACCTGGACTTTCGGTACCGATACATCGGTGAGCGTCACACCACAAAGCAGACAACAGAATGGCCTCGATCGAATGTCATAGACGAGTCTCAGGAAATTCGCGACACCGAGATCGTCCCAAAGATTCGGGAGGCCTGCGCGATCCTCGCGAACAAAGCCGGCGCCGGCGTCTCGCTATTTCCGGACGAGGACTTCGATCCAGCCGGGCCTGTAAGCTCCATTAGGGAAAAGGTCGACGTTCTCGAAGAGGCAAAAACCTATGCCGTAAACGGTAGCGGCGCCAACTTTGGACGCACACCCAGCTTCCCGAAGATCGATCGCATGCTGAGAGAGTTCATCACCGAGGGGCAGGGTCGTGTGTTTCGGAGTAGCTAAATGGCTGGTCGACCTTTTACATCGCAACGTGCACTTGCGCAGCGGCTTATCCAGAGGAGTGGCCGGTTGGTCAATATCGTCCAGGAAAGCAAAACGCAAGCGAACCCGGCGGAACCGTGGGAAGGGTCGGACCCGACCGCAGCGCAGGAAGTACTCGCGGCAAATGTCAACGCCGTTTTTACCAACTACAGCCCGCAGCAGGCGGCATTGCTTGGAGTGCAACGAGGCGATCGACGGTGCCTCATTGCAGCCGATGATCTGCCCGCCGGCTTTGTGCTGGATACGACACACAAGATTGTGGACTCGCGTGACGGTATTGCTCTCGACATTGTTAGTCTCGAGGTGGTGCAGCCAGGGGAACCGGTCATTTTGTACAAGGCGCAGGTACGCGCATGATCATATTTAACCCACGCGAAATAGCAGGTGCCCTCGACGATGAGTACGAGGACATTATTCGCGAGACAGCGTTACGCTTTTTGCGCGCTGTGGTGCTGGCAACGCCCGTGGGAAACCCGAGTCTTTGGTCCCCTCAGTCGCTCCCTCCACCACCCGGGTATGTCGGAGGCCGCGCTCGTGGTGATTGGCAGGTTTCGACGGGGGGGCCTGAGACACGTCAGCGAGATCGAATTGACAAATCAGGCGGCGCAACAATCTCAGAGGGCGCCGCCAAGATAAATAATTACAACGGTCGGCGCGGAAACTTTCAGCCGATATTCGTTCAGAATAACGTGCCATATATCGGAGTTTTGAACGACGGGCACAGCACTCAGGTCGCTGCAGGCTTTGTAGAGCGTGCCATTCAGGTCGCTACGGCCGGGCGTGGAACGACGCGAGAACTGCCATGACAACGATCCGAGAGGCTCGTCGAGAGGTAAACGCACTGTTTCTGGCAGCATGGGGCGGCGTTGGCAGCGAAATTACACCGATTTTCTGGGACAATGCCCCGGAGGACGGTGAGCAGCCCGATGAATATGTCATTGCATCTTTCCAATCGAACTTCGGATCAATCCAGACGCTGGGCCCGACCGAGTTCGTGCACAGTGGCGTTTGGCTGGCCCAGATCCTTACTAAGTCAGACAAAGGCTCAGTGCGAAACGATACGCTTGTACAGCAGGCGGTCGATGTGTTCCAGACCGCGCCTCCCGGTCCGGTGCGCTTCATGAACCCGTCCATTATCCACGTGGGTCAGGATGGGAAGTTTTTTCAAACCAACGTCAGTATCGACTTCGAATACAGGCATTTCGTGTAAAAAGTCGTAGGAGGATAAAGTTTTGTCCGAAGCAAACAGAACACAAGTAGCAATCCTGCGGTCCACCGCGCGGGCTGTACCGCTCGTCGCCCCACAGGCATTTGACCTGTTGCGCTTTACCGGGACACCGAATCTCGCGTTCGAGCCGAACACTATCGTTTCGAATGAGATACGGCCGGATCGTCAGATTGGTGATCTCATCCTTGTCGGCGCAGATGCTGGCGGCGATATCGGTTTCGAACTGTCGTTCCGTGCGTTCGACTTACTTTTCGAATCAGCGCTGTTCACAACGTTCGCTGCCAATCCTTTGACGCCAGTGCGCGCCGGCGTAGTCCAGGTAACGGACATTAACGCGGGTGTGATCGTCGTGGATGACACCACCGAGTTTGTCGTCGGACATTTGTGTCGTTTATCAGGAATCGACGCCCTGAACGGTGACGCGTTGCGCGACGGCATCTACGAGATCTCGGCAATACCGAACGCGACCGACCTTACGGTACTCCAACACAACGGCCCGGCCATATTGACGGATTTGATCGGTGGTGTATTTACCGCGGCCGAGGTCAAGGTCTGTGGGTTAATCGCTCAGGTCGACGGCGAGGTCGTGGCGAACGCCCCTGTTTCCAGCATCGCATCGGCTACCTTCTCTGGCGCAGCACTTGTCGCGCTGCAAGAGGCTATGGGGTCAACTCCAGATCCTCTCGTCGCAGGACAGGTGATCAAGTTCGGCCACACTCGTACAGACGCCCCGGTAACATCCCAGGCGTTTGCCACGACCGCCAACAACGTATCGGTTCGAATTATCTCGGTCGACACGGTTGGCGGAGTGGTCACGTTTATCGAGCCAACAGGATGGGCAGCAGATGCCGCAGCGACTGAGCAGGTTGCAGTGTATTTTGGCGACTTTATGCCGAACCCAACCATTCCTGATGCGTTGACAGCGCATCAATTCGCGATAGAGAGATCGTTCCTCGATCACACGCCGATCACGCGCGAGCTGTTTCTCGGCATGGCGATCAATACTTTATCGGTAAATCTAACGCCGCAAGCGATTGCGACAGCCACTGCAACGTTCTTTGGCTTCAACAGCCATGTTCGTGACCAGACGCAAATCACCGAACTGTACGCTGGTGGTGCGCCGACACGCGCGGCCGCACCGCAGAATGATGTTTACAATACGTCGAATAATATCGGCTATTTGAATCTCGACGGCCAGAACATCTGCGATGGGCAAATCAACCTGATTACAGAGCTGACGATAGAGATTAACAACAATCTCCGACGTCGCAATGCTGTGTGCGTCTTCGGTGCTGCATCGATCGGATCAGGAGAGTTGTCGATCAGCGGTACAATGAACCGGTACTTCGACAACAAAGACGAATTGCAGCGAGTGCTTGACAATACTGAGTTTTCGTTTGGTACAGGTTTGAGGGATGGGAGTGGTAGACAGGTCATCTTCGATCTTCCACGCAACAAGTATTCTGGTGGCGCGCCAGATATCCCAGGCAAAAACCAGGACGTCACAATCCCACTGACGTACCAGTCAATTCTGGATCCTGCGCTCGGTTACACGATCTCAATCCAGCGCATGACCTTTGTGGGGTAAAACTGCAACTCGATAGGAGAAACAACAACATGGCCTCCCCTTATCAACTATTCGGAACCTCTAAGGAGTCCGAGACCGAAGGCGTCGATCTCGATTACGGCGACTTCATAATCAAAGCACGGCGTGCTGGCGGAGATAACAAAGAGTTCGGGCGACGATTGAGGAAATACCTCAAGAAACACAAGAAGGCTGTCGCCCTGGACGCGGAGTTGACCGATCAGCAGCGGAAGGAGTTGATTGAAATCTATGTCGACACGGTGATCGTAGGCTGGGAGAATTTGAAAGGTCGAGATGGCAAGAACATGAACCACACGCGTGGCAACGCCATCAAACTGATGTTTGATCTGCCTGATCTATTTCAGGACATTCGGACATCAACCGGTGACTTTCAGAATTTCCGCCAAGAGCAGATCGCTGAAACGGTAAAATCCTAACGGCCCTCCTTGAATGGCGCCTGGGACTCGGTAAGACGCACAGCGACGGTTCGACCGAAGCTGAGCGGATACGAGGCGCTTTGGAAGAGGTCGGGGTTATACCGCCAGCGCGACTGTACGAGCCAGAACTCGATCCCGGCGACGCGATTTTCTGGAACGCGTATGAAGACCTTGCGACATGCCGAACACCAGTGTTCAGTGGACTCGGGCAAATCCCCTGGACTGCGATACATCAGTACGCGCTTGAGGAAGGATTTGACGACCTTGATGAACTTAAACTCATCGTTTGGCGCCTGGACGACTGGCTTCGAGATATGATCGACGCCAAATCAAAGCAGCCATCGACGGCGAACACGGAGACTGAAGGCAGATGACCACCCGCGTAATCAGAGTAGTGGTCGACCCTTCAGGCGTGACACAGGGCGGGCGTCGCGTTAATCGCACCTTGCAGGGCATGGACCGCAATGTCGGTCGATTACGATCAGGATTCTCGTCTCTGGCACGCGTCGCCGGCGGATTCATTGCAGCGCTCAGCGTCGGGCAGATCGTTAGAACCGCAAACACGTTCCAGCAACTTCAAAATTCTTTGCGTGTAGTTACCGACTCGACTGATGAGCTCACGTCGGCAAACGAAAGATTATTCGCGATCGCACAGGCAACCAGAACGCCGATCGAGGCGACTGTGCAGTTGTTCTCCCGAGCGTCCATCGCGGCAGACGAGCTGGGCGCCAGCCAGGAAGACCTGTTCAGGCTTACAGAGATAACTGGCCAGGCGCTTGCCGTTCAGGGTGGTGCGGCGTCCGAGGCATCAGGTGCACTGCGACAACTATCACAGTCGTTTTCGTCCGGAATCGTTCGCGCTGAAGAATTCAACTCTATCCTGGAAGGTGCGTTCCCGCTCGCGCAAGCGGCAGCCCGGGGCATCGATGAGGCGGGCGGATCAGTGGGGCGTTTGCGCAACCTTATTGTTGAAGGAGAGATTACGAGCCAGGAGTTCTTTCGTGGAATCCTCCGTGGAGGAGATGCGCTCGAAGAGCAATTCGCACAAACAGTTCCGACCGTCTCTCAGGCGATCACCAACTTGCAAACGTCATTCATCGGTTTTATCGGTGAGCTCGATACAGCAACCGGACTTTCGTCAATCCTGGCACAGGGAATTCTCGATCTGGCCGGCGGATTATCGACACTTGGAGGCGCGTTAACGGGCAACTTAGGGCCAACAGAAGAACTTAGCACTAACATGGAAAGATTCGCCATTACAATCATTGCTGCCGGGTCATCACTCTCTGCGTTGTTCGGCATATTAGGAGTCGGCAGAGATTTCTTTGTGGCTTTTGGTGAGGGACTTGGCGGCGTTGCCGCTGGAATATCCCAACTCGCTCAAGGCAATTTCGAGGAAGCTGGTCGAATCTTTAACGACACAACGGCGTTCGACAATGCACAAGAATCAACGACCGACTTCTTCGAGAGCTTTGGTCAGAACATCGACAATGCCAGTTTAAGGATATCGCAGATATTACTGCCATCGTTCAGAGACATTCAGGTCGAGACCGCGAGAATAAGGGAAGAGGATCGCATCCTTGATCCGCTTATCGAAGAGACCGACGCGGCGACCATGGCGCTGGAAAGATTGCTCAGTCAACTGCAGGAGCAAACGCAGGAGCTCGCATTGCAAACTGCACTTGGCGATCAGGCTGCTGAGGCGATTCAACGCTATCGAATCGAGGTCGACCTGGCAGGGACCGAAGGCGGCGAGCTGGCGACGAGTATTCGTGCGGCAAATGAGGCGTTAATCGAACAGCAAAGCATAGCGCTCGAGACATCGATTCGTGCAGACAACGCCGACTTCATACAGTCTCTTGAGGATGAGCTGGCACTTCTTCAGCTGACGAATGTTGAGCGCGCGATCGAGGCGAACTTGCGACAGCTTAATAGTGATGCAACGCAGGAACAGGTTGAACGTGTGCGTGAGCTTTCTGAGGCGATCGCTGCTGAGGCCAATGAGATCGACGCACTGGGAGACTTCTTCCGACGTGCACGCGAGAACGCGCAAGACACGTTGGCCGGCTTCCTGGCCGACCCTTTGGCCGAGGGTCTGGATGAAATTCCTGCGAGGTTCGCGCGCGTATTACAACAACTCGCGGCGGAGGCACTGTCGTCTGAGATATTCAGAATCCTTGGTGGTCTCGGTGGAGGCGGCGGAGGAGGTTTCTTAGGACTGCTCGGTGGACTGTTCGGCCAAGGCGGGCGACAGCAGGGCGGCAGTTTTCAAGCCGGCATACCATTCGTCGCAGGGGAGGGTGGCCCGGGTGCGCGTCCGGAGATTATTTTACCGGCGACAAGCGGGACCGTGATTCCTGCAGGACAAACACAGCAAATGCTGGGTGGCGGTGGACCGCCGGTTGTTAATCTGACGACAATCGTGGTAACCGATCCAAACGAAATACCATCAGGCATTGAAAGCCCGGACGGTGAACGTGCTGTAATGAATGTCATTCAACGAAACCCAGAAGCGTTGCGCCGCATAGCCGGTTAGGAGTACGAACTTGAGTCAAAACCACAATGTCACGGTTGCCGATTACGATGCCGCGCTGCTACGGTTAATCGACCTGGCTGAAAACGACAATGTTATTGCCGCGGCCATTGTCGCCGGCGGGACTGGTTACGCGGTTGGTGACATCCTCGCAGTTGGCGTAGGCGCCGGTACGGTTGTATCAGCGTTGGATGCAACGCTTGAAGTCATCAGCGTTGCCGCGGGAGTGATCGACGGGATCAGGGTGTTCAGCTGCGGCGCGTATTCAGTCCAGCCAACAGACCCTGTTACCGTCACCGGTGGTACCGGTGGCGACGATGCCACGTTTAACCTCACATTCGAGACTCAAAACTGGGTCGTTGAGCGCAACGTGCCGAACTCTACGAGCGGTTTAAACTTCAACTCCGTCCAGGGCGGCGGCGCTGCACAAGTACTAGAGCGTGAGGTCATACTTCGAGGCCCTGGTTCCGCAGGCGCAGACGAAATCTACATCGGCATCCTTCAAGTGCGCGACACGGGTTCGAACAGCTTCAACTGGCACATCGCTGGCATGACCGGGTTCAATACGTTGTTGGCTTACGAGGACCAACCAGGATTCTCGTATACCTCACCGCAAGAGATCGCATCGTTTGTGCCGCTGTCCAGTGGGTCGATCGAGTGCTGGTTCCACGTTCATCCGCGATATCTGATCGGCGTGTGCCGTATATCAACGACTTACCAGAACTTCTTTGCCGGATTCTTGAACCAGTACGCGACTCCAACCGACTTCCCATATCCACTTTACATTAGCGGATGCTCATCCAAATGGGATGAGATATTCAGCACCGGCAATAGTCTCCAATCGGGTCTATGCGATCCAGGTGCCAACGTAAACGTCGGTGGCAATGATCGTGGGCCAGCTGGACTACGGACTTTTGACGGATCTTGGCAATCGTTTAAAAACTGGACGAGAGACTCGAACAGCCGCGACCAGCACAATGATCGATGTGTTTACCCGTGTGGGTCATGGGACACGAACGCGCAATCATTCCCAATAGAGGACGAAATATTCTCTGCCGGCGGTGGTGGAGGCGCCAGCCTATGGTCACAGGTAATACCGAGATCAGGACTACCTGGAACGGTAGCATCAAATTTATTTCCAACTGAAGACACAGGCGGCGATTTGACGAATCTGTTTGAGACTGTGCTGATTCAAGGCCCGTCAGTTGGCAGCGCACAAATATATGGCGAGATCCCCGACGTTCTTTGGGGGCAGACCATCGGCAACAGCATACAGACTGAAGACCGTGTTGTGATTGGCGGCATTTACTACAGGGCATTTCAAAACTGTAATAGGACCGAGCCATTCGGGTTCGTGTTTCTGAGGGAGGATAACTGATGGCATTCCAGACAGGCACAGCAACGTCGATTCAGAACCTCCTGCAGACGCTTTCTACCTTCCTCGTCGCGAACGGTTGGACCGAGTCGTATGCCAACACCGGCGATCCAGGGACGATCGCATTTACAAAGAACAGCGTATTCGTGGCGTTTCAGTATTCGGAAACCGCTGACGGCGGAGCAGGAACAATGGCTATGTACCAATCCACGGCACATGACACCGCTGATAATACGATGCCGTGGCTTTCAACCGGCGATAGCAATAACGGGGCAGCCTCGGTGGTTATAGACAATTTGGACACAGAGCGATGTGTCAATATCTTTGCCGGACCGCATGTTGCTTACTGGTTCTTTGAAAATGACGCCAGTCCTGCGTATTGCCACGTCACCGTTGAGGTTGATGCCGGCAGATTCCGTCATTTTGGTTTTGGAGAAATTGACAAAATCGGTGACTGGGTCGGTGGTGAGTACGTTTATGGCCATTTCTGGGGGCAGGCAAACAACCAGATAGATATCCCGTTTAGCACAGGCCATGCGATTGGTTTCGATTCGCAGGGTATAGCGCCTGGACGGGGCGCCACCATGCGTGTAGAGGGCCATGTCGAAGAGCCTGAAGCCGCCACTGTTTGGGCTAATTGGATTGCCGGTGCTGCTCTAACAGATACAGCAGGCAATCTGCGTTGGAACGGCGGAAGCGGGTGGCGCGGCTCGCGTGAATTCGCGCTTTTCCAAAACTTCCGCATATCAGAGGCGACAGGTTTCAAGCCAATGACGCCTGTTCCCATAGAGCTCGCAAATATCGCCCCAGTCCCAGATAGCTTATGGAGGGTTGGATATCAGGCTGACGTGCGTATGTGCAACATCGGCAACCTGGTCGATGGCCAAATCATCAATATAGCCGGAGACAACTGGTATTTCTTCCCGATAGTCAGAAGGCAATTTTTGAGCAACAATACAGAGGAATCGAGGAACGCCGGCGTTGCTTATCGGCGCATCGACGCATAGCGTGTCATGGCGGACTTTGCAGGCGCACTAGCTCAAGGACTTTTCGCACCACCGTTCCCGGACGGCGCGGCGGGTGATCCGACGGCGACGGGTTTTAGCCCGCAAGCGTTCCCCGTCGGTGCGTACAATCCCGTTGGTGTAACGCCCACGGTATCTCCGTTTGAGCGTGTAGGCGGTTTAGGGATCGGTGCGTTCGGCGTAGACCCGTTCAACCCCAACACGAAGAACGACGCGCAGAATGCCAGCGCTGTCGCCGGAGTGTTTCTAAAGACGCCTGGCAACAAACCAACGATCAATCCAATCACACATCGCGGCACCATCGCCCGACATTTTGCGCGGGACTGGTTTGAGAAGTGGCACATATTTCCTGGATCGCTCGACCTTGGTAATGTGCTAACGGATCAGATTCGGACGCTGGAAGTATTCAACAGCGACCGTCGTCAGGATCGCGACTGGCTCAGTTTTGTAAATAACGCCGGCGCGGGCATCAACGCCACTAACCTCCCGGCATTGCCCTTAACGCTTGCAGCACTGCAATCTTTTATTCTCAACATCCAGGTATCGACATCCGGTCCGCCAAGCATTAACGGGACGCTCGACTTTGGTGTTGATCGCACACCACCCGGCACGATTGAGATCATGGTCACTGGAAGCCGTATTACGATTTTTCCATACCATCCGCAAACGCCAATCCGCGAAACATTGGAGTTCCTCACCGATATCATTCCGCACGACGACGGCTCCGAACAACGGAGCTCTTTGCGTGAGGCGCCGCGGCAGCAATTCAGATTTACGATTCGTACCGATGACGACCGCACACGCGACGCAATCAATGCGGTTATCACTGACTGGCAAAGTCGAGTGTTCGGCATTCCTCTGTGGCATGAGCAGCGACCACTGCTCGGCGACCTGGCGATCAACGACATTACAGTCCTGGTCGACACGACGTTCTCTGACTATCGAGTAGGTGGTCTTGCCACGCTTTACACAGACGACTTCACAAACGAGACGCTGGAGATAGTGACGGTCGACCCCGGATCGATCGAGTTGCAAGCTGGTCTGTCACAATCATTTTTAACGCAAGACACAGTGGTTATGCCAGCGCGGACGGCGTACACGAACCCGTCATTAGACCAAAACCGCGTTGCGATCGGTCCGACCGACTTTCAGCTGCAGTTCGAGACGATCGATAATGTGGATCTGTCAGACGCGTCCGCATTTCCGACCTACATGGGCGCGGGCCAGTCGGTAGCGAAACCCGTCATTGATCGGTTGAACTTTATGAACGGCAACAGAATAGCGGAAGGATACCGTCGCGATATTGCGATCATCGATCATCAGACCGGTCCGCAAATCCAGTTTAGCCCGTGGTCTAAATCGAAGCCGACCTATGAGTACGGATTCGAGAGCGATGTACGGCAAACGATGTGGGAGATGCGACTGCTCCTGCATTTCCTCCGTGGTTCTCAGCTATCTTTTTACGTGGGCACAGGCCGTGCTGATTTCAAACCGAACCTGGACATCGGCGATACTGACACCTCTTTCAACATGCCGAACATTGGATTCACACAGTTCTATCAACAGGTCACGCCGCGATCAGACATGCGTGTCACGCGCGTCGACGGAACGACGTCGAATCACACGATCATCGGGTCGAGCATAATATCTGCGGCCGTGGAGCGTATCGATTTCAGCCCTGGAATTACGCCCGCGCTACCGCTTGCAGAGATCGATAAGATTGAGTTTCTCACATTGAGCAGAATCGCCGATGACCGAGTATCTTTTATCCATGATCGACCAGATCAGTCACGAGTGTCGTTCAAACTTCTGGGGGTCCCGGCATGAGCCTTGACGCACAAGAGTCCAGCATTGAGTCAGGCCAGCCGATAGAGTTCTACGTGTTCACTTTCGGCGTGGATATCATTCGGCTAACCCCCAACAACAGAGACGTCACGTTCAGTGGCGTGAGCTATGTCGCGACGCAGATTAGTAGGAGCTCACTGCAGGCAAGCACTGAGGACGCGATCAATCGGCTGACGATCAATATGCCGCTGGATAACACAATCGTACAGCGCTTCATTGCGAATGTTCCCGGCGTGAGAGCTTCGGTCCAGGTGTTACGCGGCCATCGAAACGACGGCGCAGAGGAGGCTGTTCTATTGTTCGACGGGTTTGTCACCAATATTGAAATGGATGGCAAGCTGAGTGCAAAAGTTATATGCAAGCCACAGACTGCAGTGTTTAATCGGAGCGGTCCGCTTATTTCGTATCAGGGTCTATGCAACCACGTTCTCTATGACGTCCGCTGCAAGATCGTGCGCGGTCTCTTTACCTACACTGGCCTGGCGTCGTCCGTGGTCGGATCTGTGGTCACGGTTAACGGGCTGTCTGCAAACGGCCCAGACTGGGCTGTCGGCGGTTTCCTTCAGGCACCCACCGCAGCGCCGTTAGATAAACGCCTGATTGTGTCGCAGTCGGGTGACGACGTAACGCTTTTGCTGCCGATCAGTTTCACGATATTGGGAACAACAGTTGACGTACTAGCCGGCTGTGATCACTCGTTGCCGATCTGCCAGTCGAAGTTCGCTAATGAAATAAACTATGGTGGATTCCCGTTCGTGCCAACGAAGAATCCGTTTACCTCTGACATCAGGGGTGGCAGCTGATGCCGTTTCTAAGTTACCTGCTTACCTATCTTGGAACATTCCTGCTCGGTGAACTGCTGCGCCCAAAACCTCGTTTGGAGAACGCCAAACCGGCAGGCCTCGGCGACTTCAGTGCACCAAGCGCAACAGAGGGCCGTGTCGTTCCGATTATCTGGGGTCGTGTGCTGCTCAAGGGACCGAACGTCGTTTGGTACGGAGATCTTGCAAACGATCCAATCACTGAAAAGGTAAAGACCGGTCTCTTTTCCAGTGAACGAATAACGACAGGATTCCGATATAAGATCGGCCTGCAGATGGCACTTTGTCGTGGCAACCCTGGCGCCGGCGCGCCGAGACTCCTGAACATCAGAATCGATGAGTCGGCCGCGTGGGGCGTAGATGCGAGTACTGCCGATGCCGCAATCACGCCAGTTGATGCGGGCAGCGTTTACACAATCGTCCAACCGAATCTGTTTGGTGGCGAGGATGCCGGTGGAGGTGGTGGCGTTTCAGGCAGCGGGCGGGTTTACCCGGGCACAGAGACACAGTCCGTCAGTGCGTACCTGACGCCGTTTCAGTCGCCACAGCCGGCCTACCGTGGCACCTACTACCTTACGTGGGACCAGGGCGAGATCGGACTTGCGCCGCAACTCCGGCCTTGGGAGTTCGAGATAGAGCGTTATCCAGATGGACTGGACCTCGCCACGCTGCAGCCGGGCGACGAAATTGTCGAATTCGGCGCCAACCCAATGAACGTGATCTTCGAGGCGCTGACCGACGACGAGTGGGGATTAAACCAGTCGTCGGCAATCGTAAACGTCGTCTCACTGCGGGCATCGGCCGCGATAATGAAAACGGAAGGACAGGGATTCGCATGGGTCTGGGATCGAACTCTCGATGTGAAGGGCGTCATCAACATGATCCAGGAACAGGTCGACGGCATTTTGATCCAGGACCCGACGACCGGCGTGTACGACTTCAGGCTGATTCGATTCGACTATGTGCCTGCGGCCCTTGAGGTTCTCGACAACACAAACATGACCGAGATAACACGTTTTGCACGACCGTCGTGGGATGAAACGCAAAACTATATTACCGCCGAGTTCACCGATCGCCGCAAAAACTACAATACCAGCTTCGCGCTCGCACAGGATATGGCGAACGTCGATATTGTTGGCGCGCCGAATAAATCCACGATACGGTTTTCTGGCGTTAAAGACGCCGCGCTCGCAAACTCACTCGCCTGGCGTGAGCTTCGACAGCTTTCATTTCCGGCCGCGACCGGAGCGTCGATAGTTGACCGATCACAACACGATATTGCGCCGGGTGACGTTCGTGCACTCACCTGGCCGCGCCTGGGAATTGCAGACCTGCCAATACGCATCACGAAGGTCGATCGCGGCGATCTGCTAAACAACCGAATACAGATTGACTGGACGCAGGATATCTTCGCGTTCAACCCCGGGTCATTCAGCGACCCGATCGATACCGGCTGGGTGCC